GAATCACACTTGCTTCACTATTGTCCAACGGCGAACCTTATGAGTTCAACAGGTTCTCATCTTTCGCCAAGTTTACGACATTCATGCATGGCGGATTCGACGGTCTGAACATACTAGATTCGTCTGCCAAGAGAATGAACGACAAAGCTACGTCGATAGAGACTCCACTTGGCGCAGCTTCTAATCTATACGTATCACCTGGTTTCAAGACCAACGTTGCTGGTGTCGGTCCTGACAACAATGCAGTTAGCTCTTTCGTCACGGCAGTCGACATCATGACTGATCCTTTGCAGGTCAACGTCAACCTCTTGGCGCTACCTGGTATCAGGGAAGAGTACCTTGTTAACTACACTGCAAAGAAAGTTCGTGATTACGGAATGGCAATGTACGTCATGGACCTTCCCAATTATGACGATGCTGGTGACAGGTTGTATGATGATTCTACTAAGAAGATAAGCATCACAAATACTGCTGCTTTCTTCGAGGACAGAACCTTCGATAACAACTACGTTGCGACATATTTCCCCAACGTATATGTCAATGACGAGACGAATAAACGATACGTAAAGGTACCAGCATCTGTCGCGGCCCTGGGTGCAATAGGCTTCAACGATAGAAATGCCTATCCTTGGTTCGCTCCAGCCGGATTCAATCGTGCAGCTTTGGACTTCGTAAACAACGTAGAAGTCAGGCTTAACGTATCTGATAGAGATCGTCTCTATGATGCCAGAATCAATCCGATAGCCACGTTCCCGCGCCTGGGATTCGTGATCTATGGTCAAAAGACTCTACAAATCAGGAAGTCGGCTCTTGATCGTGTCAACGTTCGTCGCCTCCTCCTCGAAGTGAAACGCATCATAATCAGCATCGCAAACAGAATAATCTTCGAACAGAACACACCAGCTGTTCGCAATAAGTTTGTTGCCGATGCAATCCTTCAACTCGGATTGATTCAATCGCAAGCAGGCGTAGAAGCCTTCCAGGTGATCATGAATGAGACGAATAACACGCAAGAAGACATCGATCTGAATCGTCTCAATGGACGAATCGTCGTAGTTCCGACCCGGGCGATCGAGTTCATCGCAATCGACTTCATTGTAACAAACGCAGGAGTCGAATTCGTCTGATGAAAACTGTTTACAACTTATACTTATCATGCAAAGCGTAGGAGCGTAAGAAATGGCACAGCTCAAATTTGGTAGCGCAGGAGTAACAGCAAGAGAAATAGACCTCAGCGGCCCCGTCGAGATAGAACCGACGGGCATCCCGGCAGGTGTTATAGGTACGTCCGTAAAGGGCCCTGCATTCGTTCCCTTGACATATGGTACGTTGAAGGACTTCTTTGCAAAGTTCGGAGAGAGCGATGCGAAGAAATTTGGACCCTTAGCAGTTTCTGAGTGGATGAGTAGAGCTCCATCCGTCACGTATCTTCGTGTCCTAGGCGTAGGTAATGGTAAAAAGAGAACGACTGCAGGTGATGTAGTCAACGCTGGTTTTACCGTCGGGGAGGAACAACCAGATTCCTCAGGAATGATTGCATCCAACGATTATGCCAATTTCGGAGGTCCTCTTGGAAGAGCATACTTCCTCGGATGCTTCATGTCAGAGTCAGCTGGATCTACGTTCTTTAGCGACGCAGGTCTACAAGGGCCTGGTCGGGTCAATATGCCCGCGACATATGCTACGGCTTCAGCACCAATCGTTCGAGGAATCTTGATGGCGCCTTCAGGCGTTATATTGAGGTTGTCAGCTTCTACAGTGGACTCAAGTAAACCGTCGTCAGGCTTAGTGGCAACCGAAAGCACCAGTAAAGGTACGTCACTGGGTTCTGTAGTCATGACTAGCAACTCTGCTGCAAAGCAAGAATTTACACTTCTCATGAACGGTCATAAGGGTCTCGACGTTGCATTCCCAAATGCAATTACGGCCTCGCTTGACATGACTTCAGCCAACTATATCACCAAGGTCCTGAACACAGATCCTTACAAGTTGCAACAAGCTGGTCACTATCTAGCCGCACATTGGGACATACATCCTGCTGTTGCAGAAGTCACGGGTACAGGCGTGGTTCCTGTCAACCAAGGTAAGAATTCAGCTGGAATGGGCGGAACAGAGAGAACAGTCTTCTTAATGACTTCATCACTCGGTCGTGACGACGGAGATGCCACGGTTCCCAACTATGAATCTTGGAGAGATAGATTCTCGAACTCAAAGACTCCCTGGGTCATCTCGCAGAAGTTCGGTGGTAAACCAGCAGATCTCTTTAGGTTTCATTCATTGGATTCAGGTGCAGGCGTCTCAAACAAGGTGAAGATTTCAATATCTAACCTCGTTCCCTCGACGGCTGATGGATACAAATACGGTGCCTTCAACGTGTCGATTCGTAGTCTAGACGACAATGACATTGAGCCGAAGGTACTAGAGAGCTTCAATGGGGTCAATCTAGATCCGTCTTCTGATCGTTTCATTGCGAAGGTCATGGGAGACATCAACGCATATTATGACTTCGATAGAGAAGAATCAGAGCAGAAGTTGGTGATAGAAGGCAACTACAAACTACGCTCCAGATACGTCAGAGTCGAAGTTGCCCGACCTATCATCGACCTTGCGGTGGATGCAACTGCTCTACCCATGGGTTACAGGGGCATCACTCACTTGGTCACTTCTGGATCTTCACCTTGGGCTTCATTGCCGTCAGCAGGTTCGGTATACAACGGACTGGTGGACGCAAACTTGATCAAGTGCGCAGTCGAGCCTCCTCTGCCTTTCAGGAAGAACATCATCGACGGCGTTGGTGTACAAGCACAAGAGAACTTACGTTATCACTGGGGTGCTAAGTTTGAGCATGTAACTAATCTAGACGAACAGAACAGCAGCATCCTCCCCGACAAGTCGTTCAACTCATTCACGGCATGGTTCCCAGACTTTGCTATCGGCGAAATGCCGGTCGCTGTTGGAGACAACACGGGTGAAGAAGACACAGCCGAGAACGGCATAATGGATGCAGATAGGTTCTGCAGCAACCTATTCACTCTAGAAAATATCAAGATCATGACAGGTTCTAGCGGTACGGTCGATCAACCTGACGATTGGGCCGATGCTGTCTACGTACGAAATGGTAAGATCACTCCTGATGACACGGCTAAGACCCGCGCAGTCAACGTTTCCGATCTTTCCGTCTCTTCGAACAGGAGATTCCTCAAGTTCTCAATGATCATGCAGGGAGGTTTCGACGGCGTCAACATCTTCAACGAAGACGAACATCAGATCAATAACGCTGCAGTCACGGCTGACATGGATGACGCTGTCCGAGGTCGTAACGAAGGTCCTAGCGTCTCAGCATACCTCAAGGCCTTGGAGGTCATGAAGAATACAGTGAATGTCGACATACAGTTGCTCGCTATACCTGGCATCAGAACACCAGTCGTCACCAACGCCGCCATTGCCGCGACGGAGGAGCGCTTCGACGCACTGTACATCATGGACATGGAGCAGGTCGACAAGGACGGAAACCTCATTAACATCACGGGTGCAGTAAAACCCTCCGTCAAAGAGACGATCGCTCAACACAAGTCTCGTAACATCAACACGTCTTTTGCCGCGGCGTACTTCCCAGACGTCCTCATGAGAGATCCGTCAAAACGTTCTAACACTGTCGTCGTTCCTCCGTCAGTCGTCGTCATGGGGGCCATGGCACTCAACGATTCGCTCGGCTACCCTTGGTTCGCTCCTGCTGGTCAGACGCGTGGTACGCTCCCGTCAACGCTAGAGACCAGCATTCAGTTGAAGGACCAAGACCTCGATTCTCTCTATGACGAGGACATCAATCCACTCTATGCACAGATAGTCAACGCGCAGGGGGGATTGAATCCACGCGGTGGAGTCGTGGTCTGGGGTCAGAAGACGATGTATCAGGCTGCTTCGGCTCTCGATCGTATCAACGTCCGACGTCTACTCATCGACATACGCCGTCAGGTCCGCGACATCGCGCAGACGATCATCTTCGAGCCCAACCGCGAAGCCACACTCGCCCGGTTCTCTGCTGCAGTCACACCACGCCTGCAGAGGATCCAGGCCCTCGCCGGTCTCGAGAGGTTCAGGGTCATCATCGATTCTTCGACGACGACGCAGGCCGATATAGAGAACAACACAGTTCGTGGCAAGATCTTCTTGCAGCCCACCAAGACAATCGAGTTTGTCAGCCTAGACTTCGTTGTGGCAAACAACCTCCAGCAAGTCCAGTGATCCTGGTAGCACACTGAGAAGGGACCTCCTCACGGGGGTCCTTTTTCTTTTGGTTCTGCGCCTCGACGTGACATTAGAATATGTTTTCATAATGTCTATGTTGTTTTATGCATATAAAGTTGTCGACTTTTTTTAGGGGTATAGTTATTGACGTAAGAGACGCTTAGATGGCTAGCTACAAATTCGACAGCGCAGGATTATCTGTTCAAGAGTTGGGAACCTTAGGTCCAATTGAGGAAGCTCCGACCGGCAGATCGGCCGGAATCATAGGGACTTCTGTGAAAGGTCCCGCCTTTGTTCCCTTGACTTTAGGTTCTCTGAATGACTTCACTAGCAAATTTGGAGAAGGATATGCTGATCATTTCGGTCCGCTGGCCGTCGCTGAGTGGATCAGGAATGCTACCGCCGTCACATTTTTGAGAGTCCTTGGCGTCGGTGACGGCAAGAACAGAGACGATGACGGAGAGGTCAAGAAGGCCGGATTCACGGTTGGAGAAGACCTGCCTTCAGGAACGTTCGGCACTTTGTCTCCCAATCCTTTCGCAAATTTGGGAGGACCTCCCGGGAGGACTTATTTCCTTGGATGCTTCATGTCAGAGTCAGCTGGTTCTACTCTATTTAGTTCTGCAGGTATACAGGGCACGGGAAGCTACAATGGGATCGTGTCTCAAGCAGTTCCCATCATCAGAGGTGTCTTGATGGCTCCTTCTGGCGTCATCTTGAGGCTATCGGCCTCAGGTGGCGGCGGCGACAATGACGTTCCACCCTCACCTCTCATTGCTGATGACACTACGGCAAGGGGAACCACATTAGGTTCTGTCAGATTTAAGGATGACAGCAACGTGCAGACGCAGGACTTTGTCATCCTATTGAACGGATTCAACAATCCGGACTATGAGACCTGTATTACGGCGTCATTCGACCTGCAGTCTCCTCGTTATATTTCTCAAACCCTTAACGTTGATCCCTTAAAGATACAAGAAAGAGGTCACTATTTAGCTGCCACATGGGACCTTCATCCTGCTCATGCAATACTCACGGGCACCGGAGTCGTCATCGCTGGAGCTGATTTACCTGATGACAGCAATAGGTCTATCAATACAGAGAGGTCAGTGTTCATCATCACGTCTTCGTTGGCTCGAGACACGGGTGATGCGGCTGTTCCCAATTATGAGTCTTGGAGAAATAGGTTCACTCATGCCAAGACGCCTTGGTTCATTTCTCAAAATTTCCAAGGAGTAGTGTACGATCTATTCAGATTTCATTTGCTTGACTCAGGAGCCGGCTTTGCCAGCGAGTACAAGGTCGCTGTGTCGAATTTAAGACCTTCTGAAGATTTCAAAAAAGAACCTTATTCTGCTATTTCTTTGAAAAAGTATGGAACTTTTGATGTCCATATAAGAGCGCTTTCAGATCCTGATAACGATGGGTCTTCTCCTCTTGAGTCTTTCGTCGACGTGTCATTGGATCCGATGAGTGATCGATACATATCGAAAGTAATAGGGGATCTAAACATTTATTACGACTTTGATAGACCAGAAGGAGAACAGAGATTAGTACATGAAGGTAACTATCCTTTAAAGTCTAGACTGGTTCGTGTAGAGGTCTCGGTAGGAGTATCTGAGGGGCAAATCCCTCCTCTCAGCTTACCTTTCGGATTTAGAGGTATTCAACACCTTGTTACTTCTGGATCGTCACCTTTGGCTTCTTTAGGACCCTCTGACTCTGCTTCTCTTGTTTCTCCAACTTATCTACAGAACACGATAACTGCTCCGCTTCCTTTTCGTGTGAATAATCTGCCGATAGCTCCTGCTACTTTACCTTCTGCATACAAGACGTGGGGCGTGCTCTTTGATCACACGACCGAGAACTCGAATGAAGTGCTGGACGTCAATAACTCGTTTGCTGCCATCACGTCCTACTTTCCAGACAACTCTAAGACAAGAATGAACTTTGTGGTCGGTGATAATTCTGGAACTCCTGAGACTCTAACCAATGGAGTCTTAGACGCAGATAAGTTTTGCAGAAATTTCTTCACTTTAGAGAACATAAAGATAGTGACTGGATCCAACGGATTCGTAGATCCCGTAGAGAACTGGCAGCTTGCTAGATATGTTAGAGATGGAGTGATTGCGACCGACGACGTTGAAAAAGTTAGAAGAGTGTCGTTGATAGATATGACCGACACGTCTAGCCGCAGCTACTTGTCGTATACTTCCATATTTCAAGGAGGGTTCAACGGTCTTAATATCTTTGATACAGAAGAATTTTCATTGAGTAATGCAGCTGTTATGGCTGATATGCAAGACCCTGATCGTGGATATGACCAGGGTCCCAATGTCATGACTTATAAGAAAGCGCTGGACATCATGGGTGATGTAACTAGTGTAGACGTTAGTGTCCTAGCTATTCCGGGAATAAGGTCTCCAATCGTGACTGACTACGCGATTCAAGTCTCAGAAGACAGGAAAGACTCTATTTTCATCATGGATCTAGAGGAAGGTGACAATCTAACCGACACGGTGGGCCTAGTTAGGTCGAGGGGTATAAATTCATCTTATGTAGCTTCTTATTACCCTGATGTTGTCATAAAGCCTTCGCAGGATTCTGTTTTAGAGATCGCGTCCCCTCCTTCCGTCGCAGTGTTGGGAGCTCTATCACTCAATGACTCGTTGGGTGGTCCGTGGTTCGCACCCGCCGGAGCAACTCGAGGTAAGTTAGTCACTTCTTTGAATCCCACCGTCCCGCTGAAAGAAAAAGACTTAGACCTGTTGTATAGCAATGACATTAACCCGATTTATTCTGCGACTAACATAAACATACTTGACTCCAACAACATCAGCGGAGTGCTTGTGTGGGGACAAAAAACGATGCAACGCGCCGCGAGCTCTCTCGACAGAATAAATGTAAGAAGACTCTTGATAGAGATAAGAAGAGAAGCACGATTGATCGCACTGTCTCTTTTGTTCGAGTCTGACAGAGATTCCATAATACGAAGATTCACAAAAGAAATGACGAGAAGGTTGCAATTCATACAGTCATCACAAGGTCTGGAAAGTTTTCGTATAGACTTCGAGGCCTCCTCTCAAAATGACGTAGAGAACAATACTCTCAGGGGTAAAGTCTACGTCCGACCGAAGAAAACGATAGAATTTTTGTCTATCGACTTCATAGTCGCAAATGGTTTACAGTCAGAGATATGATGATGACAAAATTTATGTGACTTATCTTCATTTACTAATATTTAAACTTGTCCTATAGCAGGAGAATTCTACAATGGCTGAAACACTTGACGTCACGTCAATGATTCCGAACAAATTTGAACCCAAGCGCAAGAACCGTTGGGTCCTCATGATTGAAGGTATAGACGCATATATTCTAAAGACTGCGGCTCGTCCGCAGATATCGACCGAAGAGGTTGCGATTCCTTTCATCAACTCAACCCGTTATCTAGCTGGTAAGACCACGTTCGGCCAGATGAACGTGACACTCCATGATCCTATTGCACCCTCAGGTGCGCAACAAGTCATGGAATGGGTTCGTCTACACTTCGAGTCGGTCTCGGGTCGCAGCGGTTACGCTGACTTCTACAAACGAGATGTGCAGCTAAAGATGCTCGATCCTGTTGGCACTGTCATCGAACTGTGGGACATCAAGGGAGCTTTCATCATGGAAGCTAACTTCAATGAAGTTTCGTACGAAGACGGAGCTCCTGTCGAGATCTCATTGACGCTTCGTTACGACAACGCAGTCCTTCAGTACTGATGGCATCGACGTCGTAAAGACGCGCAAACTGCTATACGGAAAAGGTCTAAAGAATTTTAGGCCTTTTTGTATTTACACAAACTATTGAGTTATTAAGATTTGATATACTAGGAGATATATGTCAGATCAACGTGAAGTAAAGAACGCAGTTTTTAATCCAGCAGCACCTTTAGGAGTCGATCCTAGAGTTCCGATGCAGTCGTCTGCAGACAAGCTTAAATCAGAGTTTGGTCTAGATATTTCGACTGAGCTGGTTCCGTTGCCTTCAGGAGGAAAAACTTACGCCAAAGACGGTCCTCTATTCCAAAAAGACGTCATAGAAATCAGGCCTATGACGGCTCGCGAAGAAGATATCCTGACGAGCCGTGCTCTCCTAAAAAAAGGAACCGTCATTACCGAATTGATTAAGTCTTGCATAGTCGACAAGACGATCAACACATCTGACATGCTTATAGGTGACAGAAATGCTTTGATGATAGCTGTCAGAATAACAGGATATGGTCCAGAATATACGATTGAAATGGAATGTGATGAATGTAATGCAAAAAATCAAAACACTTTTAATTTGGCTGAGTTGCCCATTAAGAGATTGTTGATTGATCCCGTTACTGAGGGCCAAAATGTATTTGAATTTTTACTTCCGCACACGAAAAAGAAGGTATTATTCAAGTTCTTGACCGGTAAAGACGAAGAGGATAATGCAGCGACGACAGAGAGACAAAAGAAATTGGGCCTTTCGGCAGAAGCCAGCGTTACTTCTTCTCTGCAACAGTCTATTTTGTCGGTTGACGGAGTGGAGGATAGGTTCAAGATTTCTAATTTTATTAAGATGATGCCCGCCCGCGACTCTTTAGCTCTTAGGAAATACATTAAAGAAAATGAACCAGGAGTTACGATGAAACAAGAAATGACATGCACGGCGTGTGGAAACTCCGAGGAGGTGAATATGCCTCTAGGAATCTCCTTTCTTTGGCCTTCGTCCTGAAGACAAAGAAGAAATTTTACTAGAGCCTGCCTTCATTTTGATGTATTACTGCGGATTTACATACCGGGAAACTTACAATCTCCCGGTAATGTATAAGCACTGGTTCATAAAGCGACTCATCAAAGAGATAACGAAAAAAGACGGTAACGATAACCCTCCCCCAAATAAGTCTATGTCCGCCGACGATCGTGCGTTGATGGGCATGTCTCGTCCTGAAGCTCCTTCTAGGTTGAAAAGATTTTCTTGACTTCATTACATAATCTGGGTCTTTTACTACGAAAAGTTACTACATATATTCATGAAGACAGCAAAATTCGTCCTCGAAGAAGTCAAGAAAGATCCTCGTGAATTTTATCATGGAGTAGCAGAATGGTTGTCTCAACCCAACGTCACGATTTCATTCAGGGGTAATCCTGAAAACGTTAAAATCGTACAAGAAGCTCTTAAGAGAACTAAGGAATTTCAAGAAGAACTTAATCGACCCTCGGCGACTTTGGAGTCAATTACCCGTAAGTTGAGTAATAAGCATGCAGCCGTTGAATCTTTAATTTCTACTATCAAAATTTCTTGGCCTTTTTGAGAGTTATTAGATGAGTGACGACATAAAAGTAGTCCTAGAAGATATACTTAAAGCTCTCCAAGGTACTGGTCAGGGAGCCCGTGGTGCCGCGGGCGCGATTAGAGATCTCACGACTGCTACTCGTGATTACGGAGGTGCCACCCGCGATGCGCAAGATGATGTCAACGACCTAGTAGACGGACAAGAAGACGCTATAGACGTTGAGAAACGTCTCGCTGACCAACGCCGCAAGGCTCTAAAAGACCTAGAAAAACAAGCTAGGCAAATTACTTCATTATCAGAAGCTTATGACGTTGCAAAAAGTGCGATTAAACTTTACTTACAACAAAATGAAAAATTAGCAAAAAAGGTGCAGATTGCAACAGCGGCATTCAAAGGTGCTGCCGCTGGCGCTAAATTGACGGCAGCTGCGTTCAAGGGTATTTTTAGCATAGGTGGATCCTTGATAGGCATGTTTGCTGATATCGGGGCTGCAATCATTTCGATACCCTTTAAATTTTTTAACCACATCTTCAGCAAAGCTAAACAGATGATGTCGGGCGGGACTGAGATAGCTCAGTCTTATGAGAACGTCAGAAAAGTGTTCGGTGACACGGGTTCTGGGCTTGGTAAAAGTGTCATAGACTTGGGAAAGAACCTAACAAAGGGAGTGATTACTCCTGGGTTGTCTGCGCGTAGAGTGTTCGGAGACCTGTCCGAAGCCATAAACTATGCTAATGAAGTAGCATCAGCATCTCCAGAAGCGTTCCAAGCCCTCTCTAGCCAGTTCTCAGGCAGAAATGGTCTTGAGATCCTTGCGATGGCCAAAGGATTGGGTATTGCCAATGAAGAGTTGGTCGGATTCATGGACGCCGCCATCGCCACTGGTCAGCCGGTAGAAGCGATGCTGACTGACGTGACTAAGTACGCCAAGGGAATGGGAGACGCTTTTGGTCTAAACTCTAAGTTGATTTCAAGCAGCATGGCGAAGGCAGCGAAAGACGTAAAACACTTCGCTAATTCTTCGGTCAAAGAGATAGCTCAGGCTACCGTGTATGCGCAAAAGTTGGGAGTCTCTCTCGAAAACATTACAGGCATATTGGACGCTTTCAACACTTTCGAACAAGCTGCAGACAACGTGTCAAAGTTGTCGCAAGCCTTCGGCGTCAATCTCGATGCTATGAAGCTCCTCGAGGCCAAGACTCCTGATGAAGCCCTTGATCAAGTCAAGCAGGCCTTCGCAGCGGCGGGCAAGTCAGCCGATCAAATGAATCGACAAGAACTTCAACTCATTGCCTCCACAGTCGGCATGGACGAAGCCACTGTCAAAAAGACACTGTCAATGAAGAACGCTGGCGTCTCAATGTCGAACGTCAAAGGCGTTGCAAATTCTCTTGAGAAGCAAACGATGGACACTTCTCAGGCCCTCTCTAGATTGTCCAAGGATATAGAGAAGATGGTCAAAGCCGGCCAACCTCCTGAAGGAGACAATTTCTTTGACGTCTTCCTCGAAGGCGTTGTTGAAGGAATAGACAGAACCGGCGAGATGAGAGCTCTCATCAAAGAAGTCGCGATGGACATCAACAAAGTCCGCCTTGAGGGTCGTAAGTTGGGAGAGGCTATCATGAAGTCTTTTCCAGGATTCAAAGAGTTCATCGTCGGTCTGACAGAGAAGATGAAATATGTCCCTTCACTCTTTGCAGACATTCGTTTGAGTGTAGAGTCTTTCATGAAAGGAATAGAAAACGGAAGAGCCACCGTGTACACCTTAATGGAAGACCTTCAGGGCAACATTGAGAAATTCATGGGAGGCAGTAATTCAAAGATGATGATCGGTTTGACGCGGATGTGGGAAGCCGCCAAAAAGATCATCGCGCAGGGAATTAACTGGATATCTGACAAGCTGAAAGCAGGCATCGATACTGTCAATGAGTTTTTTAGTGGCGCTTACCTAGAGAAAGGAAAAGGAGTACTGAGCGCGGCAGCTAGCCAATTGTCACCCATTACTGAAGCGTTACTCAAGGCTTGGGAGAAGCTTAAGAAACCCTTATTGGACCTATTAGAAAACCTTTTCGTGGCTGCAATAAAGTCTTTGTGGGAGGCGTTTTGGGAGTTACCGTGGCAGGTTCGATGGGGTGCCATAGCATTGACGTTTGGACCATCCCTCGTCGGAGCCTTCATGAACGCGTGGATGACGAAAAAAGCAGGAGATTTAATTGCTAATTCGATTGCTAAACAGCTTGGTGCACAGGCTCCTATGCCCACACCCACACCGGGAGCCGGAGGGATCGGCCTTGGTGGCGGTATGGCTCTTGTTGGATCATTTATCGTTGGATATCAGGCCGGTGTCGCGATCGCCGATGCCGTCATCGAAGCAAGCGAAAAAAGTGACGCGGCTTATCAGAACGTGTTGACTAACCTTCAAGAAGCTTCCACTAATTTCACTGTCGGAATAAAGAAAGCCAACAATGAACTGTCAAAATTACCTAAAAATGCCCAGGGGTCTCTTGATCTCAATAGGTTGAGTAGTGCGGATAAAAATAGACTTGCCGAAGACTTTAACAAAGGCCGCGCCGAGCTCGACGCGCAAATTCTTGCAACTGAAAAAGAGGCTCACAATAAAAAGGTAATCCTCGAAGCTGGTTTCATAGAATCCGTGATGGACAAAGACAAGAGCGTTTCTAACTATCTTTCTCAAAACTTCCTCAAGAGTCTTGTTGAGACTGAGCATGAGATTGAAAACCTGGAAATACAAGCGTCGCGCGGGCGGGACAAGATAAAAAATTCAGGAAAAGACTGGGCCGAGGCGGCCCTTAAAGCAGGTAAGCTAAGTGCCGATGACGCTGCTCTTTATAGAGCATCGACTGCAGATCCTAAAAAACAAGCAGAATACCTAAAAACAATTCTAGGCGATGATACGTTTGCGGGAGGCCTCCGCGACGCGCTCACCGGTGGGGGTCTCTATGATCTAGGTCACCTCGCGAAGCGTGGCAACGTCCCCATGCCAACTACCCCTGAAGAACTACAAAAATTGAGTGATTCAGATCGTCGCTCGATCGCCGAAGCGGCGATAGAAAACTATAAAACCACCACGGGAGATTATGACGAGAATAAGCTAGCAGCAATCCGAGGAGCACTTCAATACGGCGGCATGGATGAAGAGGCCATGAACAGGATGCAAAGAAAGCTTTTTGAAAAATTTGGATCTGAAGTTGCAGGTAATGCCTTCGGAGGCACGAGGAAAGCTCAAGTGCAGGTGCTTGAACAAGAAGATGCAATCAGGCAACAACAGCTGGAAGAACTAGACCTAGGCCCCCAGGAATTCTCAATCACTTCTGCTAAAGCTGCGATCACCACGGTCAAGGATCTCGCGACGGAACTTGATAAGAATTTCGACCTAGAAGGTACTCTCAAGAGCATCAAGGAGAAATTTAGTAAAGCCTTCGGCACACCGATATTCGATTCTGATCAAGTTAGAAACTTGAAAGATGCGTCCATCGGCATGAAAGCAACAAGCCTCGTCCTCGACGCCGCCGCTCAAGCAGTCGATAGGATTAAGTCTGACGCCAATAAGATGTCAACCATAGGATCCGTAAGCGACGGAAAGACGCCTTTGGGAAAATTCTATTCGGGGTTTGAACAAATTGCGAAGATGATAACGAAAATCACGGAAAAGGGCCTAAGCGGTGTCGGCGTCTTAAATCCGAAGAAGGACGTGGCGGACTTGGTCGGTCTCACCACAGAGCTATCTAATTCAGTCACAAACATCAAGTCTGGCGCAGAACAAATGAAGGGCTTGGGAGGTTATCTCCAACCAGAGACTCCATTGGGCAAGTTCTGGACTGGTTATCAGAGCGTCGCAGAAATGCTTCCGAAAATTGCAGAGAAAGGGATGGAAGCCGGCGTGATGGAGACGGCGAAAAACAACGTCACACGAATGACGGGACTCTTGCAAGACATCAAGAGCATACCCGGTCGTATCAAAGAGACGACCAAGGAGTTTGCGACCGTCAGAAAGTCCATCGACGAAGCTATAACCGCCGTCAACCAAATCAACAAGGGATTGACGACCATGGACCTCAAAGAGAAAGATGTTCGCTTCAATTTCGGCAAAGCCGCAGGAGGAATATTGTCGAGGACATGGGACCCAATCAAGACGGCTTCTGCTGAGATCAAGCTTACGGTTAACGTCGTCATGTCGGCGACCGACGTAGAGAGCGCTCTCGTCCGTTCTAATACCTCCAAGATAAAAGCCGCCATCACTACCCTCGCCGGCGAGACCAAGACGGTGGGACCCGACCTCACCATCACCGGTAAGAAGGGTGACGATTGATAAAGAACTGACGAGGGATCATGTCCAAGATACCGACGAAGAAAGAATACCTAGACAAGCTGCGGAACGACAAGCAATACGCTTCTCTAATCAAAAAGATTGAGACGAAGGAAGAACGACAGCAGATCCTCGCTAGAGTCGAGTATTTCGCTGCAACGATGTTCGACGCGGTGTCAATGGCACTATCTAACGTGAAGCAAGACCCTGAGGGAGCCAAGAAGATTTCAGAGGCCCTAAAGACCGGTGACAACATAATTAAAGAGAACTCTGGTGAACCTTTGGTCTCAGGGTCGAAGGGCTGAGGGTTCGTAAGATGGCCGACATCAAGACTGGTAATAAGGGTTTCGTCAACCCAGCCGACGGGAACAAAGTCTACACAATGGACTCAGTCGCGCCTGGCGCGCCGAGCGTCAACGACAGTCCGCCTGCTTATGACCCAGGGAACATGTCCGTCGACAACACGGTCCGTGACATCAGTAAGAAGACTCGGATCACACTGGGAACTTATCTCAGCAAGGTGACGAGGGGTGAGGTCGGCCCTGCGACGCGTCCCAATGAGTACACGATCGATCCGTCCACAGACGGTTCGTTGCCTTCGTCTATCACGACACAAGGATACCCTACTCCACTAGGGCCTTCAGAAAACACTTCACAATTCAAGCCTGTGTTACCTGGTTCTGTTTCCA